TTCAATTTCGTGCGGGAACTTATATTCGTCCGGTTTCGTTGCCATTACATGTCTCCTTAAGAGTGACGTTTAATTCCACGCGGGTCTTCAACAACAGCCTCAACAGAGTCGTCGTTAATGATGCGGAATTCTTTACCGTGGATGACCAGTCGGGTGCCAGCGTTTGGCCGTACCAAAATGAAATCACCTTTTTTGCACCAAGGCCCGGTGGGGAACTTAGTAGCATCTCTGTAGCAGTCGGAGCCCAAATCAACGACAAACAAGACGGTGGTCAACAGTTCATCGTATCTAAGAGTCTCGCTAGACTTAACTAGCTCACTGCCTTCAAACTTCTCCTTTTGCTCCGGAATGGCGCAGAGAATCTTGTAGCCCATAGGCTTTGGTAGTTGCTTTGCTTTCTCTTCTTCAGTCTTGTGCAGTAGGGCGGACAAGTCCACCGCCTGAACCAAGTTAATATCACTCATCGAGTTTCTCCATACTTTTTGTGAGGTCTGTTAAAAAACTGCGGGCGGTGAGCAGACCCCTAATTTCCCCACACATCGCGCAGTACTCGTCAAAACTCTTTGCGGCTTTTGCCCCGAGAGCTTCTTCGACTTGTTTGACTTTGTTGTCAATGTTGTCTGTGACCAATTTAGTGGCCTTTAAAATTTCGTACATCAGTCACCTCTATTTGGTTTTTTCTGATCCTGTTGCCTTCTCTGCATCTCCATCTGCTGCTGGTGCCGTTGCGTCTCAGCCATAGTTCGGAAGCCTTCAGACTGCTGTTGAGAATTAATCTTGTTCTGGTCATTCACCTTCTGAGCCATAAGGCGTGCGCCCTCTGTCTGCTGTTGTGACTCAATACGAGACCGCTCAACGTCAATCTGCTCCATTTTTAACTGAGCATCTGTCTCATCTTTCTTCGCCTTACGCTGCAGGTCACCTTGCTTAATCTGAAGCTCTTGCTGCTGCAACTGAATAAGCGGGTCTTGAGCCTTTTGCTGGTTCTTCTGCTGCTCTGCCTCTTGCATATGCTGCTGGAGGAGTTGCTGAGAAGCCTGTGCAGCCATCTGAGAGACTTTGATCTCCATGTCTGGAGCCATCTGTACTTCGTCTGAGTCCTCGTTGTACGGTGGCAGGGTCTGACCCATAGTCTGTTCAACTTGTTTGCGGTACTCCATGCCAAGATGCTCAAAGACGTGAGCCATCATCGCTGCCTGTAACGTCTGCGCTGCTTGCGGGTTCATGCCAACGATGCTCTGAATTTTTGGGTCTTGCATCGCTGACATGTGTACAGCTATGTGAGCCTGATGATCCTGATAGATAAACGCCTTAACTGGTTTGTTAGACAGGATGTTCATGTTCTCAGTGACTGGATCACGCGGCTTCATGTCCTCGGGGATAGGGACTAGCTTATGAAACTCTTTGATGCCCAGCACCTCAAGCATCTGCCGGTGCAACAGGGGTAGGTCATACAACTGTGGCGCTGTCTGCGCAAGCTGCAAAGCCGCCTGATACTGAACGACTTTCTGAGCCATAGTGGCTGCGTTAGGGTCGCTCACGGGGATTACATTAACTTGGTCGTAGTCACTCTGCTTGGCAGCGGGAGTGCCCTCTTCCGGCTCGTATGTGTACTCTACTGGCGTGTATTCACGGATGATCTCTTTGAGCAGCTTAAGCTCTTGCTTCATCGAGTAATGAATCCGCGCTTGGATAGCAGACATCGTCTTCAACTGCCGCTCAAGAATTGCCAGTGTAGTGCCTACTGGAGCCTGAGCCGACATATCAGAAGTGTTGAGGTCAACTGTGCCAGCGAACCGGCGACCTTCGTCAATAATCTGATTCAGCAACGCCAACAGAACTTGACTAGGCTCCTTGTACGGCAGCGGCATAATGTTGTCGCGCATAGTGCCGCTAGGCACGTCCATGTCGCGGAACTCGCCCGGAGCAATAGGTGTATCGTCACCCTTACCACGCAGGCCACGAGTCTTAAAACCGCCCGGCAAGTTGCTCAACGTGCCTGCATCTACCAGCTGACGAATGAGAGAAGTTCCAGACTTAGCAAACGCACCGATGAGGTGGATCAGACCAAAACAGTAGAAGCCAAAGCCCGGGATGTAACCGTAGTGGACAAAGTGTTGACGCTTCTGCTGCGTCTCATCGTCTGGCTTCCAGTTGCGCCTAACCGCCATCACCTCGCCAGTGCCCTTCTCAATGGTCACCACATATGGCAGTTGAATACCGGTCTTTTCTCCGTCTTCGTCCGTGTGTTCAAAGCCGGGGAGGTCAATATCGACGTGCATCTCCAACAGCTTGAACCGATTGTCTTCAGAGGCACGAAAGCCAAGCTTCTCAGCAATCTTCTTCTCGACTTCGTCCATCACGTTGATGGGAGTGCCAAGCTCAACTTTGCGGTAGAAGCCCGAATGCTGAAGTACTCTAACCTCGTTCTCCGTCTTACGCATGACGTGGGTCACGCGCTCTGCCGTCTCAAGGGACGATGCCCCGTACGGTATAACCATATCTTCCGCAGGCACAAACATAGACACTTGACGGTCTAGCTGTACGTCGATATAAACTTTCTTGAACGCGTTACCAGCCAGACCCAAGCCCCACAACATGCGCTCGTGCTCGGGACGGAACTCAGTCATCACATCAGTGATCTGATAATTCATGTCATTCTTAACCCGCTCAGCCGCAGCTTTCTTCTCGGGGGTCTCTTTGCCGATGATCTGGGTCTTGACCGGCCCTGCTGCGGGGAAGGTCTCCATCATGGTCTCAGCTTGAAACTTCACCACTGACTCAGTAAGCAGTGGGTGGTAGACGCCGCAAGCGCCGGGCCACGGCTCCATGCGTTCTTCCAGCTTCATGCCTAAGAGTTCTAGCCCATCGACATAGGTCTGCACCCAATCTTTGCGAGAAGATACATCGTTCTCAAAGTCTCCGATCAATTCCCCAGCCAGAGTAGCCAGCGCATCCTCGTCCATGTCTTCAGCGAGGTTGGCGTTGAAGTCGTCGTCTTCTTCCTCGCCTTCTTCAATCCGCATAATAGGCATGCCGTCGATACCAATCTCTACTGCCTCTGGGTCTTCAATAGTAATCTCAAGCGCAGGCTCACCATCTTCTTCGATCTGGTCAAGCCCTTGTGGTGCTTGATAAAAAGCCTTATCCATATTAGTTGCCATCATGTGTCCTTAGTAATACACAGCTTTTTTACGAAAGTTGCGCATAAAATTGTCTTCCGGCTCGTCAGTCGGTAGACGGATAAACCCACCCTGTCTAAACCGAAGTAGTGCAAGTGTAGTAGAGTCAACTAAGTCATCATTCGCCCCTGATGGGAAGTCGTTGCACTCTTCAATCACTTCTTTGGCCCAACGGCGATCCGGTGCAAACACCACCCCGCCCTCAAATAAAGTAGAGACCGCATTCACACGGGCGATCTTATCCTGTCCTTTACCGGGTGTAAACTCAGCTACAGGTATGCCCATCCGCCTCAATTCTTGGTACAGCACCGCGCCGTTCGACTTCTTCTCAACCATAAACGCATCTGGCTCCCACTGCCTGTACTCTTCTAGAGCAAGTTTCTTCAGTTCTGGGTACTCCATCCGCTTCTTAATTGCGTTCAACAAGATAATGGCAAAATTATTCGTCTCTTCGTTGAAAAACACGCCCCAGACAGTAAGCGCGTTATAGTCAGCACGGTTATTAGCTTCCTGTGCCGCATCAAGCGACATAATAGTGAACTCGCATTGGGGAGGGTCTTCTTTTTCCCAAATGTTCCACCACTCTCTCTTAATCAGCGCGCCCTCTTCTGAGGTTGGCTTCTGCATGTACTGAGCATTCCAGTACCGGATGTCTAGAGCAGCCTTCTTAGAGAGCAACTCCTCCACATCCCAGAACTCGGGCCACAATGCCGTGCCATCGTCCTTAATTGCCGGAAACTCGACTACTTCCCACTTGTCCACGTCCTCATTCCGGTCCATCTGAGAAACTATTTGCCCAGTTAAATCAAGTTTGCTCCACCTAGTCATCACTACGATGATTGCACCACCCGGCATAAGACGCTGGAGAGGACCAGACTGAAACCACTCCCAAGCAGGAAGGAATACATCAGCTCGACCTGTTTTGGCTTCTTGTTCAGAGTGAGGATCATCAATAATGAAAAGATCAGCACCGCGCCCAGCGAGAGCACCGCCGACGCCAATAGCAAAATACTCTCCATTGAAGTTCGTCCCCCAGCGTGAAGCTGATTTAGAGTCACTTTGTAACTCAATTTGTGGAAAAATGTCCTTGTACGCGTCTGAACCAACCAAATTTCGGACCCTACGACCGAAGTTCACTGCCAAATCAGCAGTGTGGGAGCCCATGATGACCTTCTTATTAGGGTATTTACCTAGAAACCATGCTGGGGCAAGGTAAGAGATGAGTTCTGACTTGCCGTGACGGGGTGCGATGTTCACAATCACCCGTTTTTTCTCTCCACGGGCAATTCCCTCGAAGATTTCAATCAGTTTCAGGTGGTGTGGGCCCACTTTATAGCCGGGGTACACATGATTAATGAAGTCTAGGAAGGAATCCTTGCCCAAAGTTTGGGTCATCTTCATTTTGTACTCTTGTAGTAGCTCCAGAGTACGGCGTTTCTGCTTTTCCTGCATATTAGGAATAGCTTCGCGCAGTTTAAATATCTGCTCAGGCGTTAGTTTCTGAGTTTGGGGCATTATTTCTTACAACTTCGCGTGCTTCTACGTCTATTACCTTGTCCTCAATGGAAGAAAGAGTCTCTAACAACTCTTTTTCTACTTCTTCTAGGCTCTGTATCTTAATAGTAGTCTCTGTGCGTTTCTTAAACGCATCGACCCCATCTATTTCTCCGAGTTTGCCCAGAGCGGCAACACGTACCTTCGGGTCTTTGGAGGCTTCAATCTCTGCCACCAGCTTATTGACCACGTACATCTTGAGTTCTGACAGTTCGCTGACGATAGACACGTTCATCTGCGCAACCATACCTGCTAGATAGGCAAGGGTTTCATTGGGGTAGGAGGCAAAGTCAGGGCGGCTTGCGGGGTCTGTAATCATCCGCTTGGCGATTTCTTTCGCCTCGTTGGCATTATCTTGTGTTGGGGAGATGGGTTGCCCCGTCAAGTCTGACATTAACTTAACGACGTTAGCACGCATCTCTAATTCTTGCGTGACAGTTAATTCAGGGAATGCCTCTTTAGCACTCTCTGGTAGAGGAATGTTTTCCTCGATGGGCGGGACTATTTCAATATCATCCATGTCAGAGAAAGACTCCGTTGTTGGTTGCGGTGCCTAGATTCGCACTAGGGTTCTTTTGGTTATGGGCCAAACGAGATACTACTTCTCCACACCGCGTGCTAAATGTAACATATATTTTTACAAAAGGGAAGGTAAGGAATCCTACCGGGGGGTGTTTCTAGGATAGAACGCTGGTACTAGCGTACCAAAAACGAAAGGGGGAGGGGGGATAAGTAAGTACTTGTCCCTCTAAACGGCAATAAGTACTTATCTGAAGTACCTATAAAACCTAGTATCTATGCGGGCTACAGCCCCGTTCGCAGGGCTCTGGGCTTTATTAAACTTGACATATTATTTGGTAAAACTTTGAAAAATATTGTGGTTATTTGTGTTCATTAGGGGGTATGGGGTATGCGGGGGGACCCATTG